ATTCCTGAATCTTTGTCCTTCAGTAGTTCGATTGTTTCGAATAAGTGATCGCGTAGATCAGTGATTTTGTTTTTTGCCATTTATTGCTTTCTTTAATTTAGATAGTGCCCTGATAGTTGATACCACTTCTGTAGGGTATCTGTAAATTGTGTTTCGCTTCATGTTCTCTGAGCGGTCAATGCATTCAAGATTCTCAATCGCAGCGTTCAAAGGATTCTTATCCTTGAAAACCACGATCATCCCATTTGGTATTGGACCATTGCACTCTTCCCAAACCAACCGGTGCACAGCCATGAACTTTCCTTTCGCGACTCTCACTTCTATGTACCCATCCTTAGTGATCCGGGTATATCCATCATGCTTTGTATTGTGCGGTACAATGCCTTTTTTGAATAAGGTTGCCATGCTTTTCTCAATCGCGCTTGGACTCATGTATTCCTCCCACTTTCGACCTTTATTTAGTGGTACATGCCCTTTCTCGAATTGGTACTTCTTGCCGAATTGAGAAAGTTTAGGTATCCTTCCGCTTTGCTCCGACTTCATAAACTTTTCTGACTTATTCAGGCCGAGCAAGTATGCCCTACCTGAAACGGATGAGTATGATCTGCCCAGCGCGATGCAAAGCTCATTTGTGTTTTTATGTGGGAAGAGTTTCTTCATGATGCGATCCTCTTCCTTAGTCCATAATTTTCTCATACTCAAAGACCAGGATCTGCATCCGACATACAAATATCTCCATGACCGGTTGGCCCAAGTGTTGGGTGAAAGATTGCGCCATGGACTTCCTTAGGTTTTGGAGAATACATTTTATCAGACAAGGCGTTGATGTCGGCCAATACTTCGTAAGGCGTTTGAGATGTACGGCTTTCAGTTGTGATGATCGCTAAGGCCGCCAATAAAGCCCGTCCTTCCGCTGTATCGGAGTCAATGTCCGAGATTGAATTTAGTTGCTTCATATTGCTTTATTTACGTGTAAAAATGAATGAATTGCTAGTTGATCCTCCACAGACCGGTACCGGAATGGTGTGAAGTGGATGACGGCAAGCGGCTGAAAAGGTGCTACTTTTCTAAACCATGACTGAAACTGATAAACAATCAAGCCATCGTTATTGGCTACAGTGAACTGATCTTGATCTTCACCGCCAATACAAAAAACATTTTGCATTTTGAATTGAGCCAATTGCACTCCTACGCCATCAGCAGCAGTCAACTGCATGAGTTCTGGTTGTTTTGAATGGTATGGTCTACCCTCCCACTCTCTCAGAGAGAGCACCGCCCGACCCGCTTGCACCTCTGCAATGCGCTTCGCCCACAAGTCGTAATTGGTGCGAATCGTGTGGATCTTATTACCGGCTTGTATCTTCTCCCAAAAGTGCGTGGGCTCTCCTTTGCAGACATGATCCACAGGGAAGTATTTAGCTATAGTGATTACGTAGGTTTTCATTTCTTGGTGGTTTTTCGGTCAGCTGTCCATAGTACCACAGTGTACATTCCTGCGAAGTAGCAGATGTAGGGGATCCAGTCTTGCATTGTATTTTAAGTATTGATTTTAATAGCTTTTATTGTTGTTTCCCACATTGATGAGGAAAGGATTGCCTCCCCCGCACCACTCCCGCTGCCTAGATTAAGTCTTGTAAATCCTCCATGACAGCGGTGTGGTATGCAGCGGTGGGTTATTTCTCTTCCTCTTGAAATGGGAAGCGTACAAATTCGCGAAACTTCACTTTGAAGGCATCTCGCTTTGTGCAATCCTCATCTACATAGTACATCTCAGATATGAATTGCTCCGCAAACTTGAATAACGAATCATATTGTTTTTTGACATTTTCAATGTAGCGCTTCGTGTCAGCATTGTGATCCTGATATGCCATAGCTATCTCCGCTTCAATATCTTCGATTCGCTTCTCAATATCTATCACATGTTGGTTTAACACCGCTTCGGCCATAGTTGGGCTTACGCCATAAATCCTGTGACTATCAGGACCACTAGGCACGCCCATTTGGAATCCGCAACGCTCTCCAAAGGCATTTCGGAAAGTTGGTTCAACATCTGGAGCTTTACTCTTCTGCTGTTTTATTTCATTGATCAAATTCAATGTGCGTTCACGTTCATCGATTGCATGCCACATGCGCACAAGTAGATCTTTTTTCACTTTTGTTTCCATCCTGATTTATGTATTAAATTTTTAAATTGAACTATACCACAGGTAAAGCATTAGCGATATGGCCAGCACTTTACCGAAAGCATTCTCTTTGCCTAATTTGATCAGCTCATCGAAATCCTCATCCTTGCGATCAGCGTGTTTCTTACCCATGTTCTTTTGAAGAACGTATATTATGCCACACCAAATGAATGTGTTAAATGAAATCGATTTGAGCCCGAAATGAGGAGCAAAAAATAGATTGTAGGCCAACCATAGCATGATTAGATGCAATAGCCCCAATGTCCATCCGAGAATTGTTGCCGTTTGTTTGCTTGAAAACTTCATAGTTGATTTATGTATTAAAATAATTGTAATTGCATAAAACCGTTGGCTTTTGCTCCTCTTTCAAATACATGTTTCGATTCAATTCATCGATCAAAACCGAATCACTCACCTCATACAAAGTGTTATTCGAGAGAATCAGCCACTGGCCTTCCCATTTGAAATAGACATGCCCATTGGAATCTCTGCTCAGGTACATATTAAAACAGTGTTAATTGGTTCGACTCTACTCTTTTCATTGGAATGCAATTGGTGGGTATGTAGGCATAAGTGAGTATGCGCACGTTCATCCAATCGCGTACTGATTCACCTCCAAACTGATGTTCATATTCGAATTCCCAATCCACTTGCGCATCCATGTGATGGTTTCCGTTGTACCTCCATGCCTTTGACCGGTATAACCTCGCAGGACTCAGTACAGTTATGTCCGATGGTAAATTGCGGAATGCTGGTCCGTCCATTTCATTGAGTGAATTGTACATCTTGCGATAAGTTTCACCGGGCACTGGCTTACTAAGCTGTACAGCTCCGTACTGATTGGTAAGTTTTTGGTACACTTCACCAAGGGTTTTCACCTGCAATGGAAAGGACGAGGTGGCGCATTTCGTGCCATAGATGGTGTGGCCTAGGTTATTCATATTTATTACCACAAAAAGGGCAGAAAATGTGAGTAACAAATGATTTACGATGCTTGATAACAACCTCGCCAGATCGCTTCTGATATTCATAAGCGACTTCAATGGCCTGTCCTGTTTTATACTCCGAATTTGAAACGCCATTGGTGATGGATTCAATAGTGGCCAATTCAAAATAAATTGATTTTGTATCCGGATCACGTTTAATTAAGTCTTGACGAATTTTGTCTATACAAATGTGATTTTTCATAATTCCAAATTTTCGCAGGCTTTATCCCGCAGTGTGATGAATTCTTTTTTGATGTCGCAGTACGCTTGTCTGCGATTGCGATCGTTCTTTTTTGTTGAGCAGTGCAGACAATGCTTGCATCTAGCCTCGTATTGGATGATTACAACACTCATCTTTTCGCCCTCCTTCTTTGCTTGCGTGCCGCTTTGTTCTTTGCGCGGTTCTTTGCAATATCAGTCCACTTAGCGTTTCTGTTTTTGGATGGTCCGCAATTCTTGCCCTCCGAAAAACCATAGTAATTAGCCGTGGCCTGTTTCAACTCAGGAATGAAATTGTCAATCCGTGGCATTTCTTTTGAGAACAAAGCCAGAACCTCTCCATCACTTTCTTGTTCCTTGAATACAAAGCCTTGTTCTTTCAATGCTATTGCGATTTTTCTACCGGCAAGGCCAGCACCAACAACTACCACATCGTATTCACGTTTCAAGTGTTCTCTTACTATTTCTTTTGAGCTCATTTCAATTCCTCCATTTCTTTAAGTTCAGTATTCAGGCGAAACAATTTCGCCATGCATTTTTGATACATCTCATCGTCATCAATCGGGAATAGCTCATTCCAATTCTCTCTGGCCAATTCGAGCTTGTTCTTGATTTCGGTGATCTTCCCTTTTTTCGCTCTGATTTGGTTAGATTTGATATTGGTCAATATGTTGCCTGTTACTGACTCATTGCCCCAGCTATAATCAACTTCTGACTTGGGGTACTTGACCTGCAGAAGAGCTGCCCTGTACTTAAAATACCAACTCCATTTGGAACGAACATCCCAAGGCAAGTTATCCCAGCGCAATACTTCGATGGTATCGCCACCCATTTTCGATTTCACAGTAATCTTCACCCAATGGCTGACAATTGCAGTGTAAGTTGTGGTGGTCATGGGTTGGACTCCTTTACCTCTTTTGCCCTTTGCAAACACAAACTCAGCAGTACTTCATTAAGTGCTTGATCACAAACACGTTTTATCCCAGATCGGTACATACTATTCAATGGTGATTTCTTTTGCCATATTTCTTCAATGTGAAATAGGCATAAGTGATGAATATCCGCTCCATAGCCGTTTACTTTATCAAACCAATCACGGCGCCATACACAGCCATCTGGCGCTTGACCTCGCTCCCTTTTGTGTTTGAGTATTGCATCTAAATGTTGCCGCACCTGTTCAATAAATAGTGGATCCTTCACTATTGATTCCGTTGTCGGGTATCTCTCCTGCATAACGAGCTCCATCAAATGGAGTAATTCCTCATTGGTAACATTTTTCATTTTGTGTTTTGATTTAATTTTCTTTTGAAAAGCCCTATAGATGCGGTGTAATTGCCCACTTGCTGGCGTGGTCTATTTAAGATGCATGCAATAGCATTCAGTGTGCAATCATTAAATGCTAATGCAATAAATTCTTTTTCAGAATCGCTCAGTGGTCCACATTCCAATTTGCCATAAAGTCTTTCTTTTAAAGACAAAGAAATTATGCTGTACTGCGCATATCCTTCATCCTCTATTCGTTTAAGATCATATGGTGTCAGCACATTCAATTGCATTGGTATTCTGATTTCAACTGAGTCAATACCGCCACCATCATATCCAGGTTATCACGATTATCATCATCTACCGGCATGCTTATTTTCAGATTGCGACTAGCTTTATCAACTTGAAAATTGATTTCCACAGGATGATCCAGATTTAACCGACACATCTTGGTCACAAAATCCCGGCATTCCGTCGTGTGCTTAAAATGCAAATGAGCATTGACGCTACTTTTGTTTGAATTAATTTGAAACATGTATTTGTAGTTTAATTTAAAAAGGCATATCATCTTTATCACCAGCACCATTTGGAGCGAGCTCCACTCCGCTGGATTGAAACGTAACCCCACACATACCCATCAGCTCTTCATAGCGCAAGGCATATCCGCTTGTGCGCAAATCGTTGCCGAAATAGTGGTGAGGGATCAATCCTATGAAATATGGCTGATCTTTGAGGTATTCCAGAACCGTAGCCTCATTGATTACGTGCTTATGTCCACGGCTGCGCATCTCCTTCTCATACACCCCCATCATTTTACTCAACTGCATTACCATTACAGGTGTAGTTTCTCCTAGATCGACGATCAGCTTATCTCCACCCGAACCACGTACTGTAACTTTGTTTTCTCGTTTTATAGTGAAGTGATTTGATTCCACTATTAATTTGTCTTGCCACAGCGTTTCCATTGATCTAAAGAATTTCGTCAAAACATTATTCTCTGTCAACATGGTGCTTAGTTCCACCATACGCATCAGACACTTGTTAAAAAACTTATCAATGTCATTATTCAGTTTGCAATGCTCACTAGCTACCTCCATGGCAGAAATAAGCAGGCTATAATTATTCAACAACCGTTCCTCAGGATTGCGTTTACCAACCTTCCTAGCTCCTTCTATCAACCTTCGTTTGGCTGCATAAAATTTAGGCTCCATGCTCGTAGCAAAGTGCTCTCTCCAACGTATCATCTCCATCATTGCGCCACTCAACCCCTGTTTTTCCCATTGCATAAGCATGCGATAGTTTTCCTTTTGTGCATCAGTTCGGGTTTTGTTTCGCTCCTCAGAGAAGCTCAGATTTATCGATCTCGACATCAAGGCGCCATCATCATTCGTATCTAGGTATTGCCCGGCTAATCCAATTGTTCCTAGCACCTTTTGAATCTCAGTTCTTACGAATCCGTCACCAGAACCACGCTCTCTTCCTTCCCCGTCATATGCCGCCTTGAACATCCCTCGAAAGCTTTGATCGATTACCATTGGATCATACTCGTTAAACAATCGGAAGCAATTGCGGAACCTGCTTAATGCATTGTAGAATGCGTATGGAGAAATCATACCAGGCGTCATGTTCACTGCCTGTATTAATCTTCCATCGCTATTCGTACCGCTAAAAAATAAATTTTGAAGGGACTCCCCAAAAGCAGATTTACCTGATCCTTTTGGACCATACAGATATAAAAGAGGCATCTTCTGTTGCATTTTATAAACGAGATCCTTGTTGATTGACAGAAGAGCAAAGGCTACTCCAAATTCACCGTGATCATTATAGACCTCCATAAACAAGTTGGCCCAATCGGCAAAGCCATGGCCTCCATCTTTATAACTCAAGTACAAGTCATTTTCAAAAGGATTGCGACCCTCATCCATCAGATCACGGCTAAACTCACTCATACTTGCGCTCAAGTATTTTTTATCATTAACAGCTACGATTCCACTCTCATCATATTCACGTATGATCATACGTTCCGTTTCTCCGTCTTTGAACGCCACAGCATTCGACCAACTCCAAAACTCATTAGTTGGCTGCCAGCCGAGTGTTGTTATCTCATAGGCCGTCATAATATTACTGGTGATGTAGTTCCGGATCTTTACAAAGTGGTATTTAGCAAATATTTCCGTTGCCACGAAATCCCCTTTATTGATCATCACCTCTTCCCAGTTACTGATGCTTGTTAGCGCCTTATCGGGAAGATCTAACGTATGCTTCTCATTGCCGTTATTGATCTCTACCATACGCCTATTCATTTGTGCAGACCGGATATGGTATTTGGGTAGAATAACGTAGTTAGTTGCCTTGCATGCGCCTACGTATCGTGGCGACATTCCATTCAAGTGTGGGAAATAAATTCCAATTGGGTAAAACTCACTGCCTTCCTCTCGTTGTACAAATCCTTGCTTTTTCATCAACTTCTCATCGATCCAATCAGGCATCAATTCATCACCATTCCAACTGACTAAATGCGATTCTTGATTTTCACTTAAGCCACCATTTGCAATGCGATTCGCCTTAGCTGATTCGGCCATTTGCTTTTGCAGTTTCTTTTCCCAAGCCTCGTATTTATCAGCCTTTTTTTGACTTGCTTTTTTGGCAGCAGACTTGGCGCTTAAGAATTGCTTTTCAGTCATCGTTTCTGACGCCAATGCAGCCTCAAGCTCTTCCAATTTCGAGTTATACTCCGCATCTCCTGTCCAGCTCTGCAAACACTTTGCTGCCTTGGTTAAATAGGACTCACGGACATTAGCATCTCGAACACAATTTAATAGATAAATAATTTGCTCAACCACCTTACCATGATTACTAGGTTGGTTCCATAGCGATTTTAATTGATCAATACTGAACACAATACCATCAATTGTACATGACAAAATCGTATCTACAAATGACGCCTCAACCTCTGGCTCAATGGACAACTGCTTATACAGTTCATCAGCATCTCTTTTACCATTATCCAATCTCAGATCACATACAAGTACAGTGAATCCAATTTTCAAGGCATCTTCCACACATTTGTTATACCCTGCTACGGCTTCATTATCTTCTAGGCAGAACACCAATGTGCCTACAATCCTTTTGAGCATGCCCAATTGATCAGTAGTTATAAACTTACCACAATGAGCAACCGTGTTAGACAGCCCAGCCCTATGCATCGCCCAAACGTCCGCATATCCCTCAACGATATATGCTGTCTCCGTTTGGCTCAATTTTTTTCGAGCTTCACTCCACCCGTATAATAATTTACCCTTACTGTAGATGTAACTTTCGCTTGGATTAATGTATTTCGGTGGATTATAGCCCTCCTTTTCCTGCACCATTACATACCTGCCAGCAAAACCAATTATCCTACCATACACGTCATGCAGTGGAATGGTTATACGGCTACCCAAGGCATCATAGACTTTAGATGAATCATCTGCTGACTGCTTAATCAAGCCAACATCCAATCCAATTTGGAACATATCCTTGCGCTGCAATTCAGTTGAGACATGCTTGCTGTATAGCGGAGCCCATCCCAATTGCCATTTTTCTACATCATCACTGCTTAATTGCCTATCCGCACACCATTTTACAAAATGATCATCTGATCGGTTCATCGCGTAATAACCTGCCGCCAACGATAACGCTTTTAAAGCGGTATCATTTCTGTCCTGATCACTTTTACGCTGTTCCTTTCGTTCTGGTGTTTCATCCTCAAATTCGATAACAATGTTTTTCCAATCAGCTAGAAATTTTACAGCAGTGAACCATTCAACACCCTCCTTCTCCATCACTAAGTTGACAGCAGCCATGCGGCCACCACTTCCTTTGCCCGAGCTAAAACATTTCCATAAAAACTTGCTTTCAGAAATCTGAAAGGAACCCGTCTTTTCATTGGTGAATGGACTTCGCCCCGTCCATTGCGCACCCTTTCGCTTTCCTTCAATACCAAGTCGCTCCGCAGTCTCAACGAGTCCGCAGTTATCCAGTATCCGATCTATGCAATCTTGTCTGATCATATACTAGGCTTGTTCACGGATTATCAATCTGTCAATTTGCACAACATCCTGGCAAGAAGGCTCAATTGAATTCTTGTTCGCGCGACTCTCCAAATCATCAAAAAACATTTGTGCGCTTGGCCAATGTTCCACATAACTTTCGATGCTCCGTTTTGCTATTTTAAATCCGTGACGATCGCCACGTTTCTGCTTAGATAGCGCCATCTCATAGTACATAGCTGCTGTACGTATGTCAGCAGCACGCATATCATCGCCAAGCAAGGCTTTGATTAATTGATCAGTTGGGATTTCCATAATAACTTTTGGTTTGGGTTTAAATTCACGAAGCTTTTGCCCCTTCGCTCAGGCAATATTTTTATTGTATCGACTTTGGAGCTCTCCTTTCATCAACTTCACTATTTCATAGTTTTTAAATGTGGCAATAGTGATTTCACCAGCACGAGCATCCTTCAATAATCTAATTCGAGTCTGATCCATTTTGACTTCCAGCGTTGCGGTGCCTTCATTTCTTATGGCATGCAGCCACTTGATCCGTTCCTCATTTTGCATGGTCAACCATACATCTGGATAGTCCAGTTGATTCCAGTTAACAGTCATGGCATAGGTCCTCCAATTTGTTTCTCCAACTATTGGCTACCTTTCCTTCACCACCAGGCATCAGGTATTCTATTTTGTAGCGATTCCGCATAATGTAAGTGCGGCATTGTTCATGGTTGGTTTGAAATGCATTCAACCAAGCATTAACCTCACGATAGTACTGCATCAACAAGGGCACATTTTTTTTTGCGCAGCCATGATCAATACTATGCTTCCGCATCTTACATAAATTGACTAGGAATTCACGTGCATTCATGCTTCACCTCCTTCACCATTGATTTCAGAGTGGAGCGAACGATTATTCAATTCGATTTGATTTTTGAGTGCAATCGCCGCTCTGATAATCGTGCGATCATTCTTTTTACCATTCAGCACCATACTGATGTATTGTGCACTTACCTTTCTTTTGGTGCCTCTTAAGCGCTTCCGCAATTGCTCAGTGTAGTGCTTTGGTAGAGCATTTCGCAGAGCTGCCAATAATTCTTGATTCATCATTGAGTTTATTTCGTTTGGTGTTGTATTGGTTAAATCCAACGGGACAAACATAAACCATAAGTTAACCAATAATTAACCATTGGTATAGTTTTAGTTATCAACAACTCACTTTTTACTCAACTTTTGGTTAATTGTTTCAGAAATAGAATATTAGAAATTTGACAAAACGCAGACCATGATAAAATTCGACCTTAACACAGCCATATTCACACTAGTTGAGTACCGCAAACTCAAACAAACTGACCTTGCTCAAATGCTTGACATCTCTGCAGCAGGTGTTTCGAAGAAAAAAAGAGATAGAACCTGGAGTGATAAGGACGTCGAAGTCTTACGAAAGGAGCTGAATGCCGACATTATGAGGTTGGCTATGGATATTGCGGCAGGTACCCCGCCGATGGTTGCACTTAAGCAACAAATAGATGAACAGTCTCCCCCTGAATTTTCCGTTTCATTTTCGGCTGAGGAAATAAAAAGCCTAATTCTCGGCCAAGCTAAAACTCTTGAAAACACACAACGCGAACTTGACGAATTAAAACAGAAAATGAGTGAAATATTAACCCGGATTAAACCATAGTTTTCGACGAATCACTTTGTGGCAATACCCACACCCAACGTTGGCCGCACCAAAATCGAGACAAAAATTGTAAAAAACGACCACTTTGGAATACAAGAAACTCAACAAAATCAACGCTTTCAGCACTACCAAATAACATGATGATAATCCGATTATCTCCACTTTTTTTTTCACAGCCCTACGGGAACAAGCGTTCCCGTATTTTTTGGACCCAAGTGAGACAGTTACGAGACACTAACGAAATTTCACGATGATAACTGAGACACGAAAAGAACTCTACGAATTTCTCCCAGCGGAGTATCGGCCGGGCAAAGATTCGCACATCAGATATTACGCTTACAACCCAAATACGATGAAATTACAGCGAATGAAGATCCGTCTCAATCGCATTAATTTTTCAGAAAGGGAGAAGTATGCCAATCATCTTGTGAAGTCGATCAATAAGAAGCTCTACAATGGTTGGACGCCATTCAAACTTGCTTACAGTAACAAAGGCACGAAAATGATGGAAGCCATTGAAGCATGGCGCTCCAACAAGCTACGCGACTTAAGAGCTAGCAGCCTTCGCAGTTACAACAGCCTTTCTCAGCATTTTGTCCGGTGGCTCGTTGATAATGATATCGACATTTATGTCTCATCGTTTGAGTCAGCTTTTGCCCGTAAGTACATGAATTCCATTGCTGCCGAACACAAAATAAGGACCTACAACAGCTACCTTGGATGTATCAAAGGAATGTTTCATTGGTTTGTGGCCAATGATTTCTGTCGAGAAAATCCATTCTCAGGCATCAAGAAGCGCAAGCCAGAAGAGAAAAGCCGCCAAATAATTGATCAACCCACTCGCCATCGTATTGATAAGTGGTTGCTTGAAAATAATCCTCAGTTGCATTTAGCATCTAGCCTCTTATTCTATTGCCTCATTAGACCCAATGAAATCACATTCTTGAAACTCAAAGATTTTGATTTTAAAAATAAATCGGTATGGATTGGACCAGAAGCTTCCAAAAATAAAAAAGGTGATCGAATAGCAATACCAGATACTGCAATTCAGTCTATTCAAAAACAGATTGAAAAACTTAAACTTAGTGACAAAGATTACGTTTTCAGCAACAAAAAGACCCTTGCCCCTGGTCTCATTAGAATGGACTCAAGGTACTTCGCAAAACATTGGAACGCCATGCGCAAACAATTGGATTTCCCATTGAACTGTCTATTTTATAGCCTCAAGGACACCGGCATTGTGCAAATGCTTACTGATGGAGTACCGCCCAACGAAGTAATGATACAGGCTCGGCATTCTGACCTCAAAACCACAACTGAATATCTCAAACACGTGGCCAATCATCAATCCCAACACTTCGTTCGCACCAAAACAACAGCTTTCGCGCCTAAAACCTAAATCCGCTCACCACTGCGTCAGCCATCACCGGAGTTACCACATTCGCAATTAAGGTAGCCCCACGCACTGCTGGTTCAGTTAATAGGTTTGTTTTGCGATATCCTTTGGATTCGTATGTAAAGGAGGATCTATTGACAGATCCACCTGCATATCCATGGTGATGCATATACACATAACGATAAGTGCGAAATGACAATCCCCAAACCTCCCCTGTGTCCCTATCCTTTCGAATGGTGGAATTGAAACTGCCAGATGCTCTTCCTGATTGTTTGCGTAACTCATTGCGAACCGCAGATCTAAAGCCTGAGCTCACAGCAGGAGCCGCCGCAGCTATGGCAACAATAACACGTGCGTTCATTTCCGCTAGAGCACTCATAGCCCCTCCTTCATAAAGGCATTAATTCTATGTCTGCCCAAATTGGATGGCCAACCTGGTTCTGGAAAGTATTCCAATATTTTCCACTTTGAAACAGCTACCACCTCAATATATTCTGACGTAATATTTACGTCATATTGCATTGAAATATGTCGAGCAACTTGCCTGATAGCTTTGTTGCGCTTGCTCCGAATATAGCTGTAGCACAGACTCAACAGCAAGCCAAGAACAAATGCCAATGAAGTCACCCCCCACGATAAGCTACCAAATACCGTTAGAAGCAGTAGAATTGTCTGCACTATCCATACCCAAGTGCGCACCCAATAGTTAGCCCATAGGCTGCCCAATATTCGCAGCTGTTTATTCACCTTAGCCTCAGGCAATATTTGCTCACAGGCTGCACGTATGGTAGTTAATCCAAACTGCAAATCATCAAAATCTTCTTTTTTCATTATTCAAAAGTATTATGGTGCAGCCACTTTTTGTACACGCGCCACACGTTGATCAAATGTATCAACATCATCCTTCACGAGCACAACACGCTTTGTGCTTTCAGCGCTCACTAATCTATCACCCAAGCGCTCAAACATGACTTCCAGTGCCGCAAAATCCATCATGGGACCGCCTGCAGGTCCATTGGAAGGCACACTACCCCCACGCTCAAATTGCAAAGTATTAGCCCTTCTGCCCCAATTTATTATTGGCGTGCGTCCAAGTTCATTGATCATCCTTAGTATGGGCAAGGTACCCGGGTGAACACTTGATTTGCGAACAATGTACTCCCCGCCTTCTGCCTCAATCGGCACTCCACCACCGGCATGGTTCGGTCCGTCGACCATTCCCCCAAGAGCAAATTTTTGAGCACGTATAGCAGATACATTCAATGCCGTTTGTGCGGCTACAAAAGCGGCTCCTGGAATTCCGACAGGCCAGCCCTGTTGTGCAAAAACCTTCCCAACTGCTACCAAACCATCAATGAGCGCAATCTTAATATCCAATTCCTTCTTCTTTTCAAAAGCCCTTCGCTCAATTGCCTCCTTACGTTTAGCATACTGCTCCTCCGTTATTATTCCGCGCTTACGTTGATCCTCCAGCGTCTTTAGTTCTTTGTTCGTTCTATTCTGCGCTCCTACGGCTATTAAATTGTAAATCTGTCCGCTCAATGCATCATAGCCCTCAAACGTTTTATCGGCCACCTCCTTCAAAGTTTTCAACTGCTCTTCCTTCCTCTGTGCCTCAGCCTCCTTAGTCTTTTGAGTTTTAGCATCTTCCAAGGCGCCATGCGATGTAAGTATCACTTGATTCTTTGCATCCTCAGCAGTTTTGATCGGAAGCAAATCCGCCAATTCACCTCCCGATCGAGTTATTGGTTGTATAGCTTCTGCACCATCACCTACACCTGTTGCCGCTCTCCGTTGCTTATTCAGCTCTGCTGTTTTTTGCTCCAACAAAGCCATTTCCTCTCGCAGCTTTGCTATATTTTCTTTAGTGTAAACAAACTCATCCTCCTGTTGCTTTCTTCGCGACGAATGCATCTTCGCAAGTTCTGCTTCCCGCTCCTTTTTGCGTTGCGCTTCTGCCGCTGCCGCTTCTCTTTTTTTATCTTCCGCTTGTGCAATCTCTTCCTCTCTGCGCTCAATGACACCATACAGCGCATCAGCCTTTCCGATCAAATTATTGTAGGCACGCGAATTAACTTCGTGCATTTTGGCTTTTTCCGCTAAAATATCCGCCTCTTTTCGCGCGGCTTCCAATCCATCATCTTGAAGTTTTTTAAACGCCAAATTGTTGTCCAATTCAATCTGGTGTGCTTCCTGTGCTTTTCCATCCTCAAAAGCCAATCCTGCTGGATCTACAATTTCACGAATGAATCTTAAACCAGCGTCATAAGCATCACCTATTTTGTCGATAACGATATTGAAACCACCAATCAATGCCGTCAGTACACCTCCCTCATCAGTCATGCTCGCCCATAGCCCGTCCCATTTTGCACTTAGAATGGCCAATTGGCCATCCATGGTTTGTTGGCTCTCAATGGCCAAATCACTTGCCCCTTTAAAATCTTGAATTCCTAGTGTCAACTCATCCAATCGCTCCGTATTCTGCAACAGTGTCTGTGCCGCCACCGCATTCTCTTTACCAAATATGTCCGTCAACTCTGTGATGTCGTTCATCGCGGGCTTCAACTGATCCAATGCCACCCTAAAGTCAAACGGACCATCATTGTTTTTTTTCCACTGCTCCTGTAGCTCAATCAATATGTTCCTGACATTGGTACCGGCAGTCTCCGCACTACTTGTGTATTTTTCGCCAAGCAATTCAAGTGTGGCCGCCTGCTCTGCCAACCCTACATTAGCAGAGGCCGCAGCACCACCAATTTTCTGCATCGCTTGTGCCAAAAAAGGCACCTCCTTCGCGCCCTTTTGCGAAGCCCCCACCAACATATTGACCACATTCGCTGTATCGCTTGTCACAATACCATTGGTGTTCATTATCGTAGTAAGATCAGCGATGGTAGTATTCACCTCTTCTCCAGTAATCTTACTCAACATCAAGGCCTGTTCTGTAAATCCTTTCAATGCCTCTGTGTTGCCTACCAATTCAGGCCGCGCACTGGCAGCTTCGCTAAATGCCTTTACAATCGCAGTTGGTGCTTCACCATAAGCCTTGGCCAATTCAATTGCGCCATCCTTCAATTCAGCCACACCCTCAGATGTAATTCCCGTGCGCACTTTTAGCGCCACCATGGCACTTTCAAATTCACGCATTGTTCTTATCCCACCCGATATTCCACCTATCAAAGCAGTAACGCCTCCCGCCACTAATCCAATAGGTCCGGCCATACCAATTATGCTACCAAGCCCCGTTTTCAGAGAGCTCAATCCACCTCCAGCACCTCCAAATGCAGAACCCAAGATTCCACGCAGACCACCTGCGCTTTTTCCTGCCGCCCCTAGATCTCCTGATACGCCTCTTATATCCTGGCGATGTTTGTTTATGATAGGTTGTAGTTCACCAATCCGCTTCATAGCAGCATTGTATTCCTTCGATCCAATCGTTGAATTTTTCAATTCAATACGTGCCTTCGCTAATTCCTTTTCGATTAGCTTCACACTGGCCACCACTTCTTGGCCATTGATCTTGATCGTGATACTCCTTTTTTCCTCAGCAGCCATATTAGTACTCTGTATTTAATTGAAGTTTGAAATTCATTGCACGCACGTTATCTCCATCCCAATTGGCCTCAGAATATTGAATTGTGTCGGGCAATAATTGCACAGGATAGTCTCTACTATCCCCTTGGCGACGTATCCAATAATTCTTGGATAACAGCACACCCCAGAGCGTTTCAGTGTCTGCTTTCGCCAATGCACGAGTATTCACCGCCATCATTGGTTTAAGACTTCTGCCATAACTTTCGCTATTAATCCAGTCCTTCAATGTGCTTATAGGCTGGGCCAATTCCAATGTTTCGCGATCATGTTTCGTATCAATTATACGCACACCTTCGAGCCATATTCCCTCAGGCAATCCAAATTCATTGTTATAAATTAGAGTGGCGCCAGTATCAGTCGAAGGCAACAATCGATACACCTGCTTCAACTTCACAACATTATTCACAGATACCTCAATCACGTATTTATATGGCTTGTCACTTGATTCAGCATCCAAGTTCAATTGGTTAAATCCAGCAGGTATTGTTACGATCTGATGTTGCTCCACATCAGTTTCATCCAATGTGTAAAGTGTATCACCGAAGACATTACCATTTGTGTAATAGATGGTCCTGTTCACTGTGATTGGAAAACTCATCGTGTTTTCCCAACGAGCGTGAAAACTCAAATAGTCCCAAGCCTCAACACTTGTCCAAAGTTCACCGCGCCTACCGCTCAACCATTTCAATGGAGCAGTGGCACCAGATCCTACATAGTTCGTTAAATAACTTGTGTACTGCTCGTTCTTTTTTCGCCCACCCTTCAATAGATTCAGGGTGGCACTTCGTGTATACACGATCTCTGCCCCTTCTAGCTCAGGTATTGCCCGAAACTGAACATACCCCTTTCGTACTGACTTGCTAGGCTTCATGTATGAAACATTCGATTGTCCCTTATCCAATTCGTTGATCATGTCATTGATCGCTGGACCAAAATCATGTTCAAATTTCGCGTCAGTGTCACCAACCTCCATTTCATACCCAAGCCATGGCGAATGCACATATTCTCCACTCACTAGCGAACTCAGCACACTAATTCGTGCCTCAAGTCTAACTCTTTGCATTATTGGCACATAAGTACCCGGCTCATCTGCATAGGTTGTCATGTTCATAGTTCCAACATCATTGGCCGTATAATCAATGCTATCGGTGTTGTAGCCCAACGCCCAACACACCAAGCGGTTGGCGCTACGAGTAAATCTGTATGCCGTAGTCAGTACCGGCGATGAATTCAATACGGGCAATAAATTTTCATCAATCCATTCAGCAATGCTTTGACCTGGTTCCCATGATTTTATTTTATAGGAATCACCCATCTCACTAACTCCGATTTGGTGGGTATCTGTTCCTGTAAAATGTAATAATGCTCCAGAATTAATATCGAATGATTCTCCGGTAACACCAGCTGAATTAATAGTCCAAGTCCGCTTATGCTTCATACCGAACATTTGCGCCTCACCAGAGTAGGTCAATTTGTAAACCATCTGCTCTTTGGTCAACGCACATTTTTGTGAACCACCTGGTTCTTGTGTTATTATCAAGTCAGCCATTACATCCAATCATTAGGGTTATACTCCAGAATTTCTCCACTACCTATAGTGTATCTGAATAGATACCCCGTGTAGTTGTCTGCCTCTTGCACAGGCGTATAGGTTATACTACTGCCATCCATCCCCGCCAAACAGCAAGCGCATTCCGTGTGCTCATCCTCCAAGTCTGCATTGGCATAAGCCAGCAAGCGCAATACGATTTGTTTACCAATCAACATCGCTTGGCTTCGCACCCGCTCTGCCTCCCGGTAATCCACTTGTGCACTGCCTTTCACTTTACCAGAAATGCTAAATCCAACCGTCATGCGATCTTGCAAAAAATCACCATCACCCACAAATTTTCCCTGTGGCAACAGCATGCGCATCACCCATGGAGATAGTGTTTTGGTGTAGAGTTTATCCTCACCTTCATCTGCCCCAATCCAAGCCACATTCACACCATCAACATGTTGCAGTTGTGGGTGCTCTATGGCCATGTTTCGATGCAATTCCAAGTATTGATCTTCATTATACATAGCCCGAAATTCAGATGCTTTTCACTCTAAAAAAAAGACACAAAAAAAGAGGCAACACCGTTGTGTTGCCTCTATGCTTAAACCTAAACCAAAATAACTCTCAATTATGAGTGCTTTTTTTCCCTACAGATCCACCGGTGGAGGGGTCGGCCAAGTGCCATTTCCCAACACCTCAATAAATCCGCCTGGCATTGGACCCACTATGGTCACCCCACCAGGCACAGGATCGTATATCAACGGATTGGTAGAATTATAATTTGTAGTTACTCCTGCTACCGTTACATCGGCGCCTATCAGCCAATTCCCATCGCCCGATACCGGATCAAGCCATACTATATTCGTAATTTCAATAGCATTATCCGTCAGAGCTGATGTGTTGTAGTAGCCATTTGCTGCCCTACTTGCATCATTCCAATTTATTACGCCATTCGTCTGATCATGATAATTAATGGGTGATCTCGGGTCGCCAACCGTACCAATACTGGCAATGGTCAAGGCCAATGTACTTGCATTCGCATCCCATATATTCAATCCGCCATTTATATTAGGGCTACCGTATTGCTTCCTCGCTATCGTTTCCAATGATGCATCTTGTGGGGCTCTATCTGCAGGCGATTCCTTCATCTGACTATTAAGGTACCTCACCTTTTCGCTTATGGTCCAACTCTGCAAATAATCCTCGTTCATCAACAGGTATTCAATATCCGCACGTTCCCAAAGGTTTGCCTGACCCAATTCCACCATCAAGCTGTCCATTTCCAATACGTTCAACGCCATGCGCTGTTCAATGCGCACTGCATTCACATCATCAAGTACGGTTGCCTTTCCGCAACCAATAGCAACAGTCACCATCGCGATCATTGCCATAATCAAGAAGCCAAAATTTTTCATCGTTTTCAAAATTTGTTATTATTAATTGAAGGCCCAAAAATTGGCCACAACTTCCAAAGGGCAAAAGACATGGCTTTTGCCACCAAAGAAAAAAGCCCCATTACTGGGGCTCCTTTGGTTTGCATTCTAGGGCACTACCTTCATGGCCGTGAATACAATTCCAAATGTAATTAAAAAAGAATAGCGCCCAATTATAAGCGCTATTTCATTGCAATGGATTCCTTATAAATTTACCCTTTCCATGCGATGAATCCGAACGCATTTCAATTTCACCAACTTGTTTAGGGTTGATTGAGTCTCAAGCATGAGAGGTGCTTGTTATTATTCAGTGCCTTCCACCTATCCATGGCTATCCACGGCCGTCATACTAAAAAAATTGCCGCTTGATCGTCCAAATCGATCATCTAGTTGCGGGTCATGGAATCGAACCATGTTCTCTAGGTTATGAGCCTTGCGAGTTACCACTTCTCCTACCCACGCCACAAATATATTTTCGACGATCCCCCTCCAAAAAGACATTACATTCTCAGGCATTCCATTTCTATCACCTCACCACCGGCTAGTTCGCGAGTCCTTGATTTCGTTAGATACACCAAATTATTTATGCGTACCCGTTCATTTGGTGCTGATACAAATACACCAGGCTTCGCCATCATTTTTATCATCAGCACTTCATTTCTACTCAGTGCCTCCAGCCATTTCTTCCATCGCACAAAAACAATACTAGTTGCATCAGCTCGCAATAGCAAGTCATTCCCAAAATCAAACATGTTATAGTCATACCTAGTCACACCCGCCATTGGATATGCACCCCCACTTCCATTTTGCATTCCGCGTTTTATCATTAGAAATAAATTCCAGCTATCCGTTTGCGGCTCATTAAACTTTTGATGCTTCAACTCCTCCGCTACAAATACAGCTAGTGACTTCTCACCGCCCAAAGTTTGCACCGTCATCGGCATCAACTTACTTCCCATACTCAACACCTTTTCTACACCAGATCCAAATTCTAGTCTGTAATTATCTACACCTGCCAGCTCTTGCGGTTCAAATACCAAATCAGTACCACCATTGTATTGATAAATCGTGTTGGTTTGCTTCACAAAGTAATTGGCAGGTTCACCCACCACTATTGATATGTCCTCCGGTCGATCCACGTCATACCTTGGAAATCCAAGAGCATCAAAACCGCCATCCATGTATTCCAACACCACCTTTCTACTTCCCTCTGTTTTTAGCTGTCTAGCCGCACTCACTATTGGCTCTATCGCAGTATCCTGCAATAGTTCATCGCTATAAGTTATCCATGCACTACGAGCGTTATTGTTTACATCAATATTTAGATTCAGTCTCTTTACAGCTAGTAAAAATTCAGCGACACTGACATTCGGCAGCAAGTCAGTCAACCGGAATGAACGCATCCAAAATCCGTACTCCTCTGGAGTTGTTTCATTCTGCATCGGATAGATTTTAAACTTTGTTCCTGGCATTATTTCACAGATATGGCCGAACTGCGCCGACAATCTCAATCCCATATTTGTTGGCACGTTCACCGTGGTAAATTGGACCGTCATCGTTGTGTTGGCCACAGGATTAATAGAGGTTATAAAGGCACCGCTCTGCGAAAAAATATTCAGCACCGGACTCACCACTGCCCCAAACACCACTATCAAATTGTATTTGTACGTATCTATTATTGGTGGATCATACGGCGTGCCACTTGGCAGCATGCTAGGTAAAGTGTTAAAGTCATACAACGCCTCATCCATCACCAACGGATATTGAGCCGATGGACTAGCCGTATTATCCACCACTTGTGTATTATTGGACACATAATGCGCCATGTACTTTACTCCCATTTGAGTAGTGCTTCGCAATCCACCCAACAGCAAGTTGCGCATCAGTTCATCCCTAAATACAGGACCATCTACGGTATATCCAAACGATGTAAAGCACCGCTTCAATACCTCGAGTAAATAGACCTGTGGGCATATATGATAGAGATCCGGTTGACCCGTGTTAAATAGAAATGCCTGCGCACCTTGATCCCAAACATTAAATCCCTTCTGTACTAACGAACCATGGTGCATCATTGGCACGTAATACAATCCCTCTGGCCATGATAGAAGGTTGGCCGCAGCAAAATCAAGCACCATATCACTTGGGGCTAATGGTAGCGATATAGTTGTCTCCTCCAAGTTCCTCAAAGTCTTCCCCGCTATCTTTGTGTTATAATCACTATTCACGTAGTTCATGTCAAAGTACCTGTAGGCAGCATCTTCCACTATTCCTTCCAAGTAGAGCGCCCCGTTATACACCTTGCCATCTACGCTATAAAATCGGGCATCATACGCAAAGCTTCTGTCCAGTACACTATCCAAATGCTTCATATCAAACACCAACTCATTTCCCTCCACCGGTATCTTCAATCCTACGGAAAAATCAGATTTCAGCGCACTATCCTCACTCAATGTACTGTTGTACTCCTTCAACTTAAACCCTGTCAACGTGTGCTTCACTTCGTGTTCCACACCATCCTTCAATACCGTTATTCTTAGAGCCATATCAACTTTCTTTTTTTGCGTTTTGCTTCATTTTGTGCACCTCATATGCGTTCACATCCATGTGTACCATTACATCATGTAGTCGCGCCCTTTTCACTTCGTAGTAATCGCCAAACTTATTGCCCGCTAGCGCATTCAGCAAAGACCTGAATCCGTGCTGTGGCATACCATCATCCGTCTCAGCATCTTCATCATAAACCCACTCATAACGTTCACGCAAACCCATTAGCATCGCGTGCACATTCGTCATATTAAGCAGCAGTGTGTTCATTGGTACTAGCCGCAGCAACCATGAGTATAACGGTACCCATTTCGCACGAAATCGTAGTCCAAATAGCGTAAATACACAAGCCATCAGCATCCTAAGGTGTCCACGCAGCACCCTTTCATCCTCCGCACCCTTCACTGCCGCCACGTACTGTTGTACAAATCCAAGTTGCTCCATGGTCAAGTTCTGCAAGTCGTCTTGTGGTCCCTTCCATATCCCATACCACCGCATTTTACTTTTAAATTGGATAGGAGGTGTGTTCAGCCATTCAATAGCCTCCATCAGCCCCAATACCAAATCGTCAGGCATCTTATCCAACAACACACGTGCTGTTTTACGATCAGCGCACAATAGCGCCAATGCAGCCCTGTATTTCCCCATCACGCCCTTTGCCCACGACTTACTCAATAGCAACAGGGCACCGCGCCACTGGTCGCCATCAAGCATATCCCAATGCTCAGCCACGTCCAGTTCATGAGCTACATTATCAATCACCACATCTATCTTCATTTCCTGTAGCTTAAGGTAAATCCCAATCCACGCATTACCGGTAGTATAAGCATGGCCCATACACCCTGCCAACCCTCAAAATGTACTGCTATAGCCGCATCCACGCATCTGTATTGCCAAAAGTTAGCCCAATGCCATTTGTCCGTTAGGAATACAAGCAAGGTAGAACTGTAGGCAAACTTCTCCGTGTATTTAGGCGTGTACAATCCAAAGTACCACCAATGCCGCTTGCTCTTTTGCTCCCATGCCCATTTATTGCGCCATGCCGTATCGCTTTGGTTATGCGCAAGGCTGTCCGCATCACCCTTGAATACACCCGAAAGCATCACCAATGCAATGCTCAATACCGCCATCACTGTAGTCAATTCATTCATGTTTTTTGATTTTCATCACGATTTTGTCACTAGACAATATCGCAATAGTTAACCAAAAGTAAACCAAATAGCCATTTTACTCAACATTGGGTTGATAATTGGTAGATCAATGGTGAATTTTAGGTTACTCGTTTATTGATCCACACATTGTATCATTGATACGACTCATGACAGAGGCTTTTGCATGCGCTAAAGTTTCTTTTTAAACATATTGCAGCAGGAGGCCCGGTGTAAGTCCGGGTACAAAAAAGATGAAAATCTGTTTTGAGTCGCCACCTGCTGTATTTTTCTAAAACACAGTTTTATGACAAAAAACAGTAAAAAGAAGCAATCGCCAGAGATGGCTATTGCAAGGCAATCCGCCCAAATCCAACAAACCTTAGTGCAATTGCAGTCCGAGCTTTCCAGGTTCGACACAGACAATGGCTTATTGCTCTCCCTCAGGCATCTCCAAACCGTGTACGCCCGAGCCATCAAGTCCAAAGCCTTCATCGACAGTACACCCGTCGCAGACCGTCTCATCATGTTCAACCGCATCAGCGAGCTCCTCCCCATGCTACAAGATGTATTCGAACTATCCGTCAAGGTCGACAATCTCATCGTCGATATCGATGAGTCCTAATGGCACAATAGTTCACAGACTGCACAGACTCTACATGAGTTACCCGCATAGCAAATCAAGTAATTAACAAGAAAAGCCTCAGAGAATGAGGCTTTTTTGTTTTTGGGCATACGGATCGATTCTGTATTTTGCGCCTTTAAAACCAAAATAAAACACTATTATGAACCCTTTAAATTCAAAAAACGGAATCTTCGTTGCTATAATCTTAGCAGCACTTGTGGTGGCAGGTATTTTCTTTTCAAATAAAGAAGAAGCACCAAAACCAATACCAAAAACTGCGGCCGAACGTGAGAAATTCGAAATGGACTCAATGTTGGAGCAATTGCGCCAGGACACCATGGGATTAGGCAATATCGTAATCCAATATTGGGAATATGATTCAACAGTAGATAAGATGACTTCACAAAAAACCTATTTCGCACGCAATGTTGCCAAAGGAAGATTTCGATTAGACGCCCCTTATGACGGCCCCAATGAGGCGAGACTTATTCTGCGTCAAAAAGGAAATGAGGTGGACGTATACATCAAGGTCAATAAAGGACAATTCGCAGGCTCTTACGCTTCCTCTAATGTACTTGTACGTTTTGATGACGCAGCTGCCAAAAAGTATCCTATTGCAGAGGCCGCCGATGGTTCAAGCGACATTATATTCATTGAAAACTCCAAAGACTTTCTCTCTAAGCTAAAAACAAGCAAGACCACGCTTATCGAAGTTCTGTTCTACAATAACGGCAAAAAGGTGTTGGAGTTCGAAACAAAGGATCTCAATTGGAATCACTAGGCCAGGAACCTATTACGATAAAGATGCCCCGCCGAATGGTGGGGTTTTTTCTTAATAATTCCGCAGGTCGATCATTTCAGTAATTCTCTTAAAACATCTGCACTAAGTTCATCTAAGTTCGGGTATCCAACGAAATCAGCGCCATTTTTTCGGCATTCCTCATCCCAAAACACTTCGCCCTTTTTTGTCAGGGATAGAAATTTTTCGCCCTTTTTATCTTGGCGTTCCTGCACCAAATAATATTTTTTCAATAACTCATATCCATTGCTTCCCACATTTATGGTTCTATTGGTACGCACTTCATTTAATGCTCTGATCAACATTTCGTAGCCCACATCACCTTCAACCAATCTCATAGCATAATACTCCTGTATATATCCTTTCTGCAGTTTGAAATTTTCGACTAATAGTTTAAGATTCTCATTTGATGCCATAATATTCTTTTCCATATTCGCTGCTTTGACAGATCTCTCCTTTTCTAATTTACTGAATTGTTCCTTCAATTTTTGAATTTCAAATTTCGAGCTTGATTTGCTTTCGATCAACTCCTTTTGTAGTTTGTCATTAGTAACTTTGAGGTCGGCGGCAACAGAGTGATTCGTCCTAGCTAGCTCCAATTCCACCTCTGCTCTTACAACATCAGTATTAAGCCTGATTTTGGCTGCCTTTGCAGTCAGAGATATCATACTTCTTTTGTTATTTGGTATGGTTACCGCAAAATCAAAAAACCATAAAAACCATGGCATGCCAAACAAATAGACCAACGCAGTCACCATAGGTCCAACATAATTTTTGCTGGGGCTCACATAATTGTCTCCAATAGTCTTGATAACACTTTCGATTTCAAGCTCGCTACAAAAAAGGATCATAATAGCTTCCCAGTTCCAAGCAGTCCAAGCCGCCAACAATGCAAATACCACTGGGTTCTTAAGGCGTTCATTGAACCCTTCCCAAATCGAGAGTAATAGTTCCTTCATATTCAATCGTTTTGCCGTGAAAGTAATAAGGCCCACTATCAGATTATTCACTAGCAATAAATAAAAAGCTTGCTTCAGTCAGATATTTGACTCCGAAAGAATAGGTTGATTATAACTCACTAAAAGGTCATCTATTGGTTAACTATTGGTTTATTGTTCCGTCACATTGCTTTCGTAATATTGCCCTGTTGGAAAAAGATTTTAACAACATCAGAATACTTACCAATGTCTTATCCTAAAATTCTCATATTTCATAACAATATATAGAATTTTTCGTACTGCTATCAAACAATATAAATCACATAAATCATGCACATCATTATAACAGCCCATATCCAAAATTATGGCGATGCCGGTTATTTAGCCTGGAGTGATCAATTAAAAGGCGTAATGGTTCAAGCAAATTCCTTAGAGGAAGCCAAGGCCGAAATGTGGAAATCTCTAAAAATAAAAGTTGCCTACGAAACAGGCATTGCGTTGAGTGCTATCGAAGGTCACGAAATTGGTGATGATCTACCAAACGTTATCACTGAAACCGAAGATCAATTCACCCTCCAACTATTCTAAATGGTAGTGCCACATCTAACACAAGCAGAGCTGTTTCAGTGGTTATCTGAGAATGGTTTTAAGAATGTTTCAAGTGAGTTTTGGAACGATCATGATCGCGTTATCTTCGAAAAAGGCGAGATAAATTTCCCTGTCCAAACCTTGGGTCATTATAATTTTCCAATAGTGATGAAGTATGCGGAACATCTAAATATAGAGCCACCAGCTCACATTTCTGAGGCCAATCGAAATTTTATAGCAAACAGAGGTAGCTCACCTTCGATTAGAAAACCTTTAGAAAAAAGGCGTGACGCTCCGGATCAGGAATAAAACGAAAAAAGGCCCTTTACTGAGGCCTTTTTTTATTCTCCTAGTTGATTTCAACTCTTCCAACCCCATGCCACCAAACTCCCCCACACCAATCCAACCACACCGGTTGCCCACAGGCATTCAGTACTACCATCTGCCCAGTACCACCCAAGCGATACCAAAAGCAGCACAGCCATGGTTATCCCCATTCTTACCAGTCCGCCACGATCCATTTTCGGTGTTGCCATAGTACTATAGTATTAGAATTATACCAGTCAACACGGCCACTGCACCCGCTTCCACCACAGCAACAGTCTTCCAGAATTTTTTGCGCCTTTCTTGTCGAGCCACGGCCTTAGTCAATCGGTCAATTTCGGAGTTTAATCCCGATATCCGTTGAGAGCACAACGATATCTCACCATCCAATAATGCTACTTCCTCCATACGCTCCTCCAAGGCAGACGACAAAGCATTGCATCTCGATGTCATCAGGTCATTCATTTGCATCAACTCATAGTTGCGTTGCACCAAATACGACTTAAGTATTAGCTTTTCGCCTAGCACATCAACTTGCTCAGAATTGAATCCCAGCAGCGTATCACCAGACGGGGATGCTATCCACCTTGGCGAGTTCTTTTGTGAAAAAGTTGACACGCTCATCACGAGCATCATCAGGCAGAGCGCGCCACGCATTAAGATCTTGTACATATTCAATCTTCGTTTTAGTTGACTTCCTTTTCCATTTTTCCATTTCACTCAAAAGCGAATCCGCTATTTCTTCATATTGCGCTGCTCTGGCCGCGTGGTGGTTGCGTTGAGTTTCTAGCACGCTCATAGCAGTATCATAAGTTGCCGAATCCGCATGCTGGCCTCCGGTATTAACCTTTTTGCCATCACGCCAAAGCATGAACAGTACTACGTTCACCATCACCAAAAAAAACAACCCAATCATCAATCGCTTATCCATAATGCTTTTGTATTACTAGTTATCCCACCACCTACTTACAGCGTGCACGCTTGACCTCAAACGCTTTTTACGCATTTTCCTATCGCCTTCGCGGACCACTTCTTTGCCATCGTTTGTATTGCCGCCTATACATCGTACCCATTTTTCATCTGCACTTTCAATTGTCTCTATGTGGGCTATCCTTTTCTTATTGGCGAAGTAGAATCCTACACAATCCCCAGGCATCCAATCTTTGCCCGATTTCTTCCCCTTGTAATAAATACATTGGCTCAATGGGAACCAATTCGGGCTAAACGCTGCCCCTTTTGGAAAAGGAGCACCCGCCAAATAATGATCCATGGCCACCGAGCTGCCGCACCAAGGCGATTCAAGCGGAGCACCTGTAAGCCTATTGTATGCGTCGATTTCGGGGCCTCTATTGTTTCCCCACTGTTCATGCACACCAAGCGACTCTACAGCGCATTTTACTACGTCAGCGCCAACAGTACCATAGCCATTGTCAGCATTACCAATGCCACATAGGCAAATACCAACCAAGGCGAAGCACGTTCTAAGTTGTCGAATTCTTGTGTGTACCATTTGAATAAATTGGGATGGTTAATTGCGATATAGCCGAAGGAAAACTCACTAAATAACATGGTAATCAAGCATGCAAATAGAACATGCTGCCAAAAATCAACATGTATTGGTGCAGATGATGGATCCAGCCAGGTAATCAAATCCGGAGAGAAATAGATCAAAAAAGCGATCAGAGGCATCGTCCACCATGTGGGCCATATGCGCAGTAGTTTAATCCAATTCATTGTTTGGTTAATTTATGTATGTCTTCCCTTAGCATTTGGAACTGTGTCATGAAGTCCTGACGCAATTGAGCAAATCCCTTCTCAAAGCTTGATTTCAATTCATCGTGTGATTTTTCTATCATTTCAATCTTTGTTTCCAATCGAGTCACTTTATTGTTCATTGCTACCCATACTCCCACGCCGCCACCCAATAGTACCAGGAATGAGATCATCATTTGAGTTGTCACCTCCATAAAATAATTTGTCAGATTTATTTAGCGCAACACATGGAATCGAACCATTCAGTTTCATTTCTTACCGATTGAATCTGCTCACCATGATGTGTTGCATGTTTTCTTAATTACAGCCCAAAAAAGCCGCACCACCATTCATATCCTCTTCGCGCATATATACTTCGCGACTTATTGAATTTGTATAACATTCACTGTTAGCATACAGCGGATAGTTTGCGAAGTTCTTCTGTAATTCCTTGCTCAAGTTCGATAACGCCTCAGCACCCATAGCCTTGTGGTGTGCCTGTACCTTAAGCACGCCATAGTCACCCACGTTCTGCGATTGCGCAGGTTCATTCGCATTCTTGTAAAAACTTTTATAGAAGCCATTTTGCACGTTCAATTTCAATCCCAATTCATCAATCGCATACTGCATACCCAAATGTGCCACAGCTAACTCGATGTGTCTGATCAGTGGTTTATACACGTCATAATCAACTGGAGTTGTTGCCGTCACCCCACTACGAGTTGTCAATAGCGACTTTAGATGAACGTACAACTCATCACACAATGCCGAGCGCAGATATTTTTCCTCCACATACTCAAATACAGGTGCCATCATTTGTAGTACCCATCTGCCCGGACGCATCACCATAATCGAATTGAGTTGGCTCGTACTGTGGATAAAATGCTGATGCAATTGAATACGCTCAACACTTGCGCCATAACCCGCAAAGCTGGCAGCATTGGCGTCCATAAACTCTATAAGATCGTCCATTGCCAACTGTGCATCCATGCTTCTGTTCTCCGCAAATTGACGCACACGTTCAGCACTTGCCACAGCAGTTGTTTCAGATTGAGCATTCACGGTGAATCCACCAGCGCTTGCTCTCACATTCAAATCTGTGGTGCTTTGTGCCAGAGCAATATGCACAACTGCCTTACGCGCAAGTTCAATAAACTTTAGATTTATGCCTTCAACTGCCGCTTCCTGATTCAGTAAAGCTATCATTTCCTCATACACCACTCTTGTCGTGACAGGAATAATATGCCGTTCCACCACGTCATCGATCCGTGCCTGCATTACTGCCAAACTCAGGTTATGGCTGCCAGGTACTAACTCAGTAAATTGCTGATCGTCAGAAAATAATCTAGCCATTGCTATTTGTGTTTTCCATTGGGCTCGTAGCGCTTGATTCTGCGCCCGAATCCAATGTGGTTATCAAACCTTGTTTTATTGTCCACACTAAATCAAGCGGCCAACCATTCACCTCAGCGACATGGTACATGAAATTGGTAAACATGTCTTGTTCACTAACACCCATCAATACTCGTTGATTCAGTTCTACACGATTATTGCTGCCGCTGCCAGCACCCATCCCACCATCACCAGGCATAATCCCCATTAGCGATGGCGTCAAGCTCATAGCGGCCACTTTATGCTGACTCGCTTCACGGCTTGTAGTTAAATACCAGCCATCAGATCCCAATTGCACTTTGTTTTCAAGTGCCGTTATTTTCAACATGTGATATAGCTTCTCTGGCTGATTAGCTGGTGCCAAGATTGCACTTGAAATATATTTCCCCGTGTTCTCCGCACCCATTAAATGCTTGGCAATTATGTCACAGTACTGCTTAATTTTTTCGCGTTTTTCTGGTGGAAATAATTTGCTCCAAACTTCTTCACCATAGTAATTAGGCCAAAATTCCTGATGGATTTCGATGTGCCACATAGGTCGCATACTGTTATCGATTGCGCCCTTATTCAAAGCGGCAATAGACTTTGATATAGAAACCCAATTACTGCTCCGTGCGCTATCCCAATCAGGTTTAGGATAGTTCTGTCGACCCGTATCCACTAATTTTATTGGCAGCACATAAGAAGTGCCAGGCGCTAACTTCTTCACCCATTCAGCAGTGCCATATTGAGGTGCTACTAAATATTTCTGCATCTTCTTTTCATCAAAATAAGAAGTGCCCATATCAGGCGAAACAAAACAATATTTATGATTTCCGTTGGCGTCTACTTTATCCAAACGACAATGCATGTATCGTGAATGCTCCAACCTCATCATGGCAATTGAGTTACCGCCTACACTCTTTGTAAAAAGAGGATACGCGATAGCGCCAAACGCGATGTCATAAAAAAGTGTAAACAGCTGTCGAGCCATTTGGGTATTGCGCAACCAACGCTCAATTGCCAAATCATACTCATACTGCCAATCCAATTCCCCTTTATCATTCTTTTTGAATCTGCCATAAACCAACCCGCCACCGTATAGCAATTTTGCATTCAATCGAAGGCCAGGCAGTATAACAGTATCATTCTCTGCATCAGTACGCAGCTGCAACGGATAATCATCGCTTCCCCCGTTTTTTACCCACTTAGAGTCACCTCCTCCGCTATTCTCATTAACGCTAGGTGTGGTTTTCAAAGTAGCCTCCATCCCAGCTAACTGGGTAGACAGCAGAATTTGGCCAACATGTATTTCAACTTCGCCCATTAGAATACTCTTTGATTATTTACCTTCATTATGAGTGCCACATGGATAGTAGCACGTTCATTGGCATTGTTCACCAATACCACCGTGCCGTTCTCCTTAGTGCTATGACTTGATCCCGCCTTGAATCCAATAAACTTACGTAACTCGCCACCTCGCTTTCTGCTAGCATCGTGCGTCACATATTCAACCGTTACAAATGATTGCCGGCTAAATGTGTCTTGAATGGTCTGAATGGCCTGTTTGAATTCCATAACGCAAGGATAAAACACCAATTTTCGCTATAAAAAGACAATAAAACGGCCGATTGATCGAATAATAAAACACAGTATTTACAAGGCATACAGGCACTTCATGAATACAAATTAAACAAACATGATAATTAGCACGAAGCAAACCACGCCCGTGCCGTGTGGAATACTCACATACGGACACGGAAAAACACGATATATGATATCGTGTTAATGGCTTTAGATGTTGATTTGTAGTTATTAATCAGAACACATCACCTTTCAGATAGCGTGTGTTCTGCTTAACTATTCCTGAGATCAATAAGTCATAGGCTTCACTGAGATGCGTAGCTCTCGCTTGGTCCATTCTATAGTTGCCTTTTGAATCTCTGCGCTCTGAGCTCTTATCCTTTTCAATCTTACCTTCCTTTTGGATAACCTTAGCAGTATCAAATGAATCATGTAACTCTTCGCAATGCAGTGCATTGAATCGAACTACATAAGGTGTGAAGGCATGTTCATGAAACATATCATTGAGCACATCATATCGCCATTGATAAGTAGGTGTTTGTCCTATGTAGTTATCCGTAACATGCCAGGAACCGAGCTCATTTGATTCAAGAGTCTCACGTACAATTTGATTTACCTTCCATTCGGTTTCTGTTCTAGTAGCGATTGACGTGTGGTCATAATGGTACACCAAACGCTTGTCATGCCAATGAACAAAGTATTCCTTAAACATTAAAATGACATCTCTAATCATCGATGGTGCTCGCTTGAATATCGCTTTGTATACATTAATGGTATCGCCTACCTTAATTGCACATACCAAGCAATTGAAGGATCCACCGGTGTCACAGGCAATGTGCAACATGTTTTCGCCCCAATCAAACTCCTCGTCGATCCGGCAGTCTCGCGTTTGGGCACCATAAAACGTCATACCAAGGCTTAACATGTAACTCGATGGCTTTGGATGATATGAGAGTCTATCCCAATCCAACTTATTGTAGAACGCAGTGTCCGTCATAAGATTCTTTTTGGTTAGGATTGAGCGCTTGAACTCATCTGGAGGCAGTGTATCCAACATAGTTTTGATCCATCCCGGTCCGAGAATATTAATATTTTGTAGTGAGCTGGCTTGATTAACGAGTGTTATTCGTTTCCTTAGCTCGTTCAACAGTCGATCACTTTGACTGATTACATCCTCCAGACGTGACCTGGTAGATGGCTGGTATCCTTCCAATTTCTGACGGTATGTTTCAGTATACTCATACAGGTTCAGCACTTCATCAATTAATTCCTTTGGACTTCCTTTTTCCTCCAACAACCACATACCACTGAATGATTCTGGCATGTCACTGGTGTACATTTCAGAGTGATAGCACCATAACTTTCCAAACAGATGCTCAAGTCCGCGCATAGCAGGCTTTAATTCGTCATCCAATTGTTTCTTGTTGATAAACTTTGCCTCATCAGCGTTGATTGAAACAATATCAACGCCATTGGACATACCAGGCCTATCTTGAGAGAACAACGTGAGAGCTGAGCCATATCGTGTATGAATGACATATTCAGGTTTAAGTGGACTCTTAAATGGACGATCAACATACAAATTCTTTGGCGCATATTGGCCTACCCAATAATCTCTACCTTCAATCCATCCTAAATTCCGCCATCCTTCCAAAACGCCTGGTACAATCCTAGTGAATAATTGCATATAGGACGCACCAACCAATGCACATGTAGCACGTGGCATGCATTCTAATTTAAACTTGAGATTTGGTGCTTGAATTCCGGTTGTTTTACCAAGTCCTCTGCCCAACACATGTACTTCCTTTTTGGCTCTAACGGCATAACTGAGCCACTGAGCAGGATTCAAGTAAAATACCGACTCCGTATTAATTCCATTCTCCATTGGCATTCTTTGTTGCTCCCATTTCTATCAATTTTTTCTCCACTCCATCAGCCAGTTCACGGTATTCATTAATACCGGCACGCTTCACATCATTCGTTACAACTATTGTCTGAATCTCATCCAATGGATTGAAAGGAGGATCAGCTTTGTTTATCTCAAGTAGATCTGTCAACTTTTCGAGTGCACGCAAGTATTCTGATAATTGTCTTGAATCCACTTTTGGTAACTGCTTCATTTTTTCAGGATCCGCCAACATATCATGTAGCGTCTTCAAATCTGTGGTACCAAACATGAAAGTCTCCTGGTATCGTACTACCTTGAAATACCTATCGATTATCATCCCCTTCCAATAGGCCTTATCGAAAGTTCGTATGGAGCCAAACAATATCTGGCTTTCACTGATATATTCTTGACATGTACGTAAAGACAAGGTAGTACGATCTTCGAAATGCTCCCGTATCCTGACTTGCAACATTTCATTTGCTTCCTTGCCGACGCCATACAGTCGTATAATATTGTCAGCCATGTCAAGTATTACAAACTTGCGCTGTTGGGCAGGATTAAGGCCAGAAACATCACCTGTGCGCAATGCTTGCGCCATAGCGCGGAAATCATTGTGGATTAACTTCATAAAATTCGATTTATGTAATCTTCAATTTTTTCAAGCTCATCACGATATTGCTGAACACGTGTTGGATCATCATAAACACCCTTTTTGCGATGCTTGACTTCTGCTTGCCGTAAATATTCAATCATGGTGTTCTTGTTTTTCAACCACAAAGCAACTTGACGCACTTCCTCATCAGGATGAGTACCAGGAAATCGCACACCATTTTTTGTGAAATAGTCAAATCGCTTCCAATTCTCAATAATATTTAGCTGATTATTCACTATTGCTGCAGCCAAGGTCTCCCTTCTGCTTTTTGTTCGGCCAACAGATCGTGCCGGCAATGGAGCGTCATTTGCTCCATAGAATAAACCATATAGCTCACCACGATAAACGTGATTCTGCCGGTACAGCTCTCTATTCTTTTTATCATAGCCTTGGATATCCGCAGGTAAGTCGACCGGGCATTCAGCTGGCGCTTGGGTAGGCACTTCAACCACTTCATTCCTACTCGTATCCGGGAACGCTGTCTTTAGATGTAAAACCTCCCCCATATCAACTCTTTGAACTACTTGTTCTATAGCCACCCGCATCTTCTCGATGGTAAATGCATTTTTGCCACGCCGACATAAATTCAGCGTAAGGGCATCTATGTTACCGCTTGTATGCAAAGCCTGCAGAATTCTAAGTCCAACATCAAATACTTGTGCCGATGTTAGCCATTCCTTTAATTCATGTATCATGTTGCAAATAGAGCGGTACCTTCATGTAATTGAAAGGACAAAAAAAAGGGATGCCATTTCTAGCATCCCTTTGTACAATTAAACTTAGATATTAAGCCTTCTTTTCTATATGGCCAAAAGCTTTGTCTTTAGCTAACTTTTCCAAGTCCAAATCGGAAAGTTCTTCCGTAACATATTTCACGCCACGCCACTCAAATACAACTGGCAACTCTGATTTCAACTCAACGTTCTTCCATGCAGTTGGCTGGGTTTTGATTGATAATGGCTTCTTAGCATCGCTAGCCATTGGTGTAACAGTTTTGGTGATTTCTGACATAATTGAAGTTTTTTACGCTGGAACTGGAATTGCAGCTGTGTAAAGAAGGATACTCGATTGTAATGATTGAATAGTGGCTTTGACGCCCTTTACTTCACTGCCGCCAAATTTACCAGTGGTAAACTCCCACTTTGAAATTTTGGCACCATCGCATTTGGTTCCAAGCTGAAAATATTCAGATGTGCCACATGGTCCGTTAGGTACCAAAAAAATCATATCTGGATCATCATACAAGAATGCAGCAAGATTAGCTGTCAAACCAGGGATGAACACTTCGAGCTCACATTTAGCTGATTTTGCATCTTCATCACCTTCGCCGGTGATTTTAAGTTCCGACTTCTTGTTGCTAATGTACATTTTGCGAAATCCTTCGCCAACCGTAGGGATGTGCGCCGTTGCAATCGTAACCTTTTCGGCCTGCGTTGCAGGGCTGTTTGGTTGCGTTGCAATGGTGGTTAAATCACTTGACAGGATATACAATCCTTCAACAACGCCAGGAGATATTTTTGGTCCTGGAGCCTTTGTGCTAATCTGAAAATCCATAGTTAGGTCCTCCGTATTTTATGCGCCAATTAATTGGAGCGCTGGTGATTCGATTTTAACAAGATACTCTGCGATGCCAATCTCTTGCTCATCAATAATGCAAGGTTCATTAGCAGCGATTTGCGCAGCATCAAACTTACCTGCAGGTGTTGAAACGCCAAACTTGATGATGTAATTTTTTTCGTCAACCTTTACATTAGGTACGACACCAATCGCAGTATTCACATCGGTGGCCGTTTGTAAGGCTGCATTCAAAGTTTCAATATCCTTAGCGTATTGCTCAAGGGTTTCATCTTTTTGAGTAATTGCCAACTTTAAATCACCGATAGTGGCCTCAGCCTCCGCAATAGTCTCCTCAGATGCAACCATGTTATAAACACGGGTTAATGCGTCAACCTTCATAGAATCGTTGACAACGATACCCTCAACTGAGGCAGCTTCAATTGCTGCTATTATTTCTTCTTTTTTCATGCTATTGTAGTTTAAAGCAGCGGTATTGCTACCGCTGCTTATATTGTTTACACTATGATACCAGCATCATTTACGTATGCAAACTGAGGCACAACAAAGCCTAAGCCTTCCCAGTGGTCAGTAGTCACCTGCAATTGGCGCAAATCTTTAACACCCATAAGGTAGTTCTTAGCATCACGTTTTACGTAGCGACGCGCATTGCCATCCATTGTGGCCCACATTAAGTTGGTGCCATCTGAAGATTCGGTAAACATAACCGTAATACCAGGATTGTTGCGTACTGTCAAAATATCTGCCTCAGACAAATAGTTTTGATTGTACAATGATTGCATACCCTCCTTGTAAAGATCCTTTTTGTTCATTGGCAATACAACTGCTTTCACATATTGACGCTCCTTTTGTGCGATTGATTTCACAAAGCCTTCTACTTGTTGTACGAAAGTTGCAGCCGTATTAGAAAGGGCACCCGATGCATATGGAGTAATCAAGCCAGCAGTTACGTGATCTGTAAAAATCTTGCGCAAACCATTCATGGCAGTTCCAGCAGCAGCAGGTGTTTCATCGTCGGCAGGAGCTACATATACACCCTTCACACGCTCATCAAGTTCGATGTCGTATTGATAGCGCTTCAAAAGCTCCATGGCTATGTATTTGCCAATTGGCCATTCCTCGCGTTTTAGACCGGGTCCGGCCAAAAATCCCAACCATGAATTTTCTACATCATCCGGAGTCAAAAGAACATCCATCTTGTGTTTGAATAAATCAATCACATGCGGTTTGAACTCAGAGTTTCCAAGCGCAGAAAATTTATTTTTAAACGCCTGCGCAACACGTGATGTCGTCATCAAACCGGCGCGCACCTGTGTGTCTTTCGTTTCAATAGTTTGGAAAATGCTCAATAGCTTATTTTCCGGATACATAAATGCATTATGTACGTCCTTTTCGCCTTGGCCAGCGTCGATGTACTTGCCAAAGCTTGTTTTGATGTCTGTTAGAATAAGTCCCATGGTCCTGTTTGTTATTTATTAGGAAAATTTTTGTCTAGGTACACGATAGAAGGATCTTTCTCTTCGTGTTCAGTGTTATCAATTTGCTGCGACGCATCAACAGTGATAACACCGGCTTTGCGGCCGTAGGCATCGCGTTGATCAACAACTGCATCAACAGCATTAATCAACTCTACTGGGTCGCTATTTTGATCAATCAAATCGCCATTTTGCGCAACAGTCAAACCAACGGAACTAGCAATTGCTTCTCGTTCTGTTTTCATTGACGCCAACTCAGTGGTCAAGGCATCAATACGAGATTGCATATCTGTTGCTGCTGTTTTCGCAGCGTTCAATTCTTGTGTCAATTGTGTAGTGGCATCTTCACCAACAAGCGATAACTTCAATCCGCGTGGACTCAAGTTGTCATTTGCTGCTTGCAATGCCTCTGTGGTAACGGTTGCGCCAGCGTTGATCGCGTCAATCGCTGCATCCATATTAGGTACCAAAATTTTCATTTTTGTATTGCTGTTGTTTGTATTGTTGTTGCTCAATTCGAACGCACGTTCGATAACGGAAGCAAAACTCTTTATTCCATCGATAAGACCGAAAGACACGGCATCATTGGCCATAACTATTCGACCATCGAATACTTCTTCGCTGATTATCGAGCCTCGCACCTCCTTGATAGAGTTGATGAAATTCTGATTGAATTGATCTAAGCGTGCCTTGATTATGGTGTCATCACCCTTTTTCCAAGCCTCATAAAAATCATTTTTGGCAGTGGATTGGGAAGCATATATTGATTCTACCCTTGCTTGCAACTCTGATGATAAAGCAGCCTCATAATCCATCAAGGTGCAATAAGTACCAATACTACCTATCTGATCATCTTCGTAGGTTGCAAATATCTCGGTACACGCCGACATAATTCCATAGGCTGCACTGGCTACTAAACCATTTCCAGCATATCCGATAACTGGTTTTTTCTCGCGTGCTTCCAAAATTGCTGCACGTGGGTTGGCGATGGCATTGGCAGCACCACCGCCACTATCCATATCGATAATAATAGCTACAATACGTGGATCATTAGCTGCATTACGAATATCATCTGCAAACGCCTCAGTCCCACGTGGTCCACATGATTGGGAATATTTTACAATCGCACTCTTATATGACAATACAGCAACATCACCTTGTTGTGGCTCATTTCTGTTGCTGGAAAAATTTGATGCCGGATTTAATGAAAAATACACCGGAGCTTCAAGCATCTGTTGTTGCTTGAGCAGTTCTTGGCCTTGCATATCCGCTTGGCCACTCAACATACGTTGCACTGTCGGCATGAATTGATCAGCATAACGCCGATCAATTGCCCAAATGCTGTTGAAGAAATCTAAAATCATGGGAGCAAATATTTGCTCCATATCTTCAAATGAAAAGGACTCTAATAAACTAGGCTATACACAGGTGTATTGGACTTGCAACGATAGATGCCGTTTACCCTATTCGTCTCTGATCTCTGAACCTTGCTGTCGCGATCGTAGGCAAATCTCACTGGAGCATCCAAATGCCCCATTATTTTAGGGTCTCCACTACGCGTTTTGAATCGTATCAACACTCCTAATCGCGCCATTTTGTTCATTTTATTCATCAGTTCAGAGTCATCACCAGACCATGCAATTTTCATTTGCTGGCCAAAAACTTGAGCACCATTTTCAACTGCTGGTGACTCTGTGAATTGACTTGTATTCTTGGCTGCATTTAGTGTTTGCCAATCAAAACCTGATTTAAGAACTGGATTTGAAATGTAAAAGCCATTGATTACTTCACCAAATGACTGAACACCGCTAACCTCTACTACGTCTATTTGATGGCAGACTATGCCTCCCCATTTTTTACCTACTCGTGGTTGAATTATTTCTAGTTCCATGTGGTTTATATATTGAACAAATTACACTTAAAATAGCCTAATCATAAAAGACAATTGTACATAAAATTATTTCCGAAAAACGCGACAAACACAAAAGACATTTGTACATAAAATTATTCATTAATAATTTCATTTCTTTTCTCGCGGTATCGTTGATTCATTTTTAAAGCACTGTCAAATTTGTAGTCCAAATCATCGAAATCGAATCGGTCGAAAACAGATAGTATTGCATCTTTTATTTGCCCGTTTCGCTCAATCGCTAAAGACACTTCCATATTGATTTGTTCGTTAATTAACTCCTTTAGGATTCTGTTGAGATGAAACATTTTAGTCGGAGGTATCCAAAGTTGATTGTTATTGAATTGCGTTCTTAAGTCTCCTGCACGATTTTCAGTATAGATGTGTACAATCACCTTTGAAACTAACTCACTAGAATATATTTCGTTTAACCCTACCTCTGTCTCCTCTCTACGATTAAACAAGTCTGGTGCTGGTTCGAAAATGTAACGGGCTTCTACTACAGAATGTATCATGCTTCGCATTAATGGAGACAATGATTTTTTATCTGGTGAATATTCTTGATGGATGTAATTCCAAAATTTAGCCACACATGGCTCAAATCGAAGGGTGATACTTGTCATAGTTTAATTGTGAGTTTATACAAAAATATAACCATGAATCGCATGCCGTGCGGCTGAATCCAAATAAGTTGATAAATAATATCTGCTCCGAGTTACTGAATAAGCACTGATAGCTGACTATGATGACCTGATGTTCCTGCTAAAGTGTTTTGCCTCTTGAAACTGAATAAATCTCCCACAGCAAAAGGAACAGATCCTGTTACTTTATAAACATTGGGCGGAGAGTTTGGAGGTATTGTCAAAGTCAATGGTGTATCCAAACCATTCTTACGAACTGTATATATGCAATTGGCATTCGCTGGCCATGCAGATCTTGTTCTGATTATAATCTCAGTAGCAGTGAACGCATGTTCAGCAGCCCATTGACAATTAGTTTCTGTCGTATCAACTCCACCAAGCGTTGTCAGAAAATTAGTGGTTGAACCAACAATTGAATGAAAACTGAATGTCACCCTGATTGCCTGAGCGGCAGCAACAGCTAAATTACCAGCCCCTTCTAAAGATTGTCCATTGACTGTTTTAAGAGGTCTTTTATTTTGGATCGTTCCGGTGGTCTCATCACCTGTATTGGAGCCACTCGTGTTACTCAACAATTCAGCGATTGCAGCGCTATTTGCTGACACCCAAGTTGCAGCCGTATCATATGCATCCTTAAGTCCTGTAGTGAATATTGCGGTAAAACTATCTAGCTTTGACTTTAAGGCATTGGTAAACGCATTGGTGTTTGGATTAGATTCATAGGCTGTTTTAATAGCCGTTGCGGACAATACAGCATTGAGTAAATCGGGATCACTGATCTTGATAAAATTCGCATCAATACCAGTGCTCGTTGGCTTGTATAGTGCCCAATTTCCATCGCCGTCATCAACGACAAAAATCTGAATGTTCAGATTAAGTACATTAAACGCAGCCAAAGCAGCAGAATCTGGTACCGTAAATTGATCCTGGCTTGTAATAACTAAATTGTACAGTTTCTGCAACGAATCACCAGCTGTTGGCACCCCATCTTTAAGGTCAGCAATAGCAGCATTCAAATCATCAGTGGACGCCAACGAGGCTAAAGCAGATGTCAGGCCTGTTACATCAGGAATTGTATGCACGTGGGCAGATGGCACAAACTCTGTAGGTTTGGAGGTGATTTCATTCCAAGCATGTGAGTGGACAGATGGTGGAAAATTTTGTGGCTTATTCTGAATATCTGACCAATCCGCTGAACCAGCTACCATATTATCAATAGCCTCCATCATTTCTTGAATGATTGGACATGCTTCTATTTGTTGACAGAATGTATTATCCTGGTTACTCCCAACTTGGGTTGAAGCAGTATTACCCTGCTTTGCCACAGCCCTCCTTCCTTTATCCACTTTTACCTTAGTCATCAGCTAGTGCGTTATCTTTTATTACAATCTCATGCTCCAAAATCTCTGTCCAACTGTGTCCATCTGCTGTTTTTACTTTAACGCCAATTGTCAAATCGCCCTCTTTGGCTTCTGAAATAACATCAGCAGGCACTACACATAGAATAGCGCTTGTATCATCCACATCTGGTGTCCAAGCCAACACAGGAGCAGCAGCAACCTTCTTGAACTTTACGAGAGCACCACCGGTCCCATTCTTATATTCAATCAGCACCAAAATATCGACGACCGAGGACACCATTACCGGTATACCTGCTTTATCAATTATTTGTAGGGTCAACTCGAAATCGGATCCCTTGTATATTAACTGTCTGCTCATGTAGCAAAATTGGACGCATAGTCAAACAACCGAAAGGACACAAAGGCTATGAAATTGGGTATTTATAATTCCAATAATGCGCTTGAAAAAAACACGCAAAAAAAAACGAAAAACCATCTGGTGAAATATTTGGTGCTTTTTCCATCCCACCCGTCCCACCTCCGTCCCACTTCCGTCCCACTTCTATCCCACACCTAATACATATAATAATCAATGTTTTAATATTTTGAAAAGGCTTGGGATAGGTTGGGATGCTTTTTTTTCAAAATCTGAAAATGAAAAAAAACACGTTTTTATATTTAGCTGAACATCAGAATGTTCCACTGAATAATCAGCGTTACAGAAATTCCGTTAAAAAAAGAGGCCGCCAACGGCGACCTCATGTCATTTTCAAGTGGCAACCCACCTTTTGAAAACGTGTTTTTTAGGATTCCAACATTGAGACTATGCGCACAGGCTTTAATTTGCCAGATTCTATCCATTCTAATACTTGATCAGAGTTGACCTTTATGATGCGTTTCCCATCAGTAAAGTCAATTGAGCTCGATACCATCGTCACAGGATCACACCATCTACTTTTTACGGTCATTACCACACCGGAATAACCATTCCATGCGCTGCCTTTTAAAAGTCCATGTGCTTCCAAAGTTTCAAGAGTTGGTTTAGTTCCCATGTTTTTATGCCATCAGAGCATTATCACGGTTCCATTGCTCAAGTCCTAAATCATACTCTGTATAATCCTTGTTGCGCTCCATTGCAAAAAGCCATTCTTCTATCGAAGTATTCTTGCTTTTAAATTGATCCATACTTCTTGGAGATGAGTATGCTGTCACCTTCCATCCCCACCAAACTTTACGTTGCAGTGTATGTGCTGGACCCATTATTTGCCAGTGAAATTTTTTGTAAACAACTCTCGTTCTTGTGTCAATTTGTTTTTTTTGCATGTTGATTAATATTTACGTGTAAAAATGAATGAATTGCTAGTTGATCCTCCACAGACCGGTACCGGAATGGTGTGAAGTGGATGACGGCAAGCGGTTGAAAAGGCGCTACTTTTCTAAACCATGACTGAAACTGATAAACAATCAAGCCATCGTTGTTGGCCACAGTGAACTGATCTTGATCTTCACCGCCAATACAAAAAACATTTTGCATTTTGAATTGAGCCAATTGCACTCCTACGCCATCAGCAGCAGTCAACTGCATGAGCTCTGGTTGTTTTGAATGGTATGGTCTACCCTCCCACTCTCTCAGAGAGAGCACCGCCCGACCCGCTTGTACCTCCGCAATGCGCTTCGCCCACAAGTCGTAATTGGTGCGAATCGTGTGGATCTTATTACCGGCTTGTATCTTCTCCCAAAAGTGCGTGGGCTCTCCTTTGCAGACATGATCCACAGGGAAGTGTTTAGCTATAGTGATTACGTATGTTTTCATTTTTTGGTGGTTTTTCGGTCTGCTGTCCATAATACCACCGTGTACATTCCTGCGAAGTAGCAGATGTAGGGGATCCAGTCTTGCATTGTATTTTAAGTATTGATTTTAATAGCTTTTATTGTTGTTTCCCACATTGATGAGGAAAGGATTTACCTCGCACCGGTATATGGTGGGATGTAATAAGATGAAGCCTTTATTCTGTCATCGTCAAAGTAATATTGGCCCTTGATGATTTCAACATCTTCGTATCTATACGAATAGTTCATTTCTTCTCTCTTGTCGCCTTGCATTTTTTGATTGAATTTTATTATATTCAATCGCACAATTACTCTATTGGGATGAAGAGTCAAGATACTGCCTCTTCCGTCTGGTGTAATTACTTCAACACCTATTAAATCTGGTACATTCATAGTTATAATGGTTTTTTATATTAATCCCCCGCACCACTCCCGCTGCCTAGATTAAGTCTTGTAAATCCTCCATGACAGCGGTGTGGTATGCAGCGGTGGGTTATGATGGTTCGATTAGTTCCACAACAGCAGCCATGTACATCATTTGGGCCATGCCATTTTCTTGATAGTGCTGCGTCTTACTGATTTTCAAAAGAGCTGGTATCTCTTCCAAATCATTGTCCTTCATGACCTGTTTGAGAATATGTGTGTAAAACTCAAGTTTCTGTTTATACTCTTCTCCAAAAAAACGCCTTGCTGTATCTCGACATTCATAGAGTTTTGCCGCCATTTTGATTTGCTGTTCCATCCTGATTTATGTATTGATTTTTTTAAATTGAACTATACCATAAGTATAGCATAAGTGATATAGCCAGCACTTTACCGAAGATATTCTCTTTTCCTAATTCGATCAGTTTATCCAAATCCTCATCAGTGCGATCAGAGTTCATCTTAGCCATGTTTTTCTGGAGTAGATAAACCACTGCACACCAAACGAATGTGTTAGATGAAATCGACTTGAGCCCGAAATGAGGTGCGAAAAAAAAATTATAGGCAAACCATAGTATGGTTATATTCAGGCACAGCATTGTCCATCCTAGAACAGCTGCTTTGAGTTTTTTTGATAAATTCATTGTAGATTTATGTATTAAAATAATTGTAATTGTTTCACTTCTTGTTTTACTGACCGCTCCCAATCATCGGTGGCGTAGCTTGCCTCTTTCTTGCATCGAACGCAGTGGAAGTGGCCTTCTAGAAAAGTCAACCCATACATTGATTTGTGGCGAAAACATGACCTGCAACCGCAATCTTCGCACTTGAATGATCGCGTCTCCGTTACGCCCGTGTAGCACTTGAATGTGAATGTTGTGGTCATGATTCTGGTGGTTTAGGTAGTTCCATCCAATGGGTTACGTTACAGAAAGGATTGCCCAGCCAAACATTTATGTTTGTGTCAAACCTCCTGACGACAATAAGACCATGATCTGTAATAGTAATGTAGTCACGGTACTTTTCAGGAAGCCTTTCTCCCACGCTAATCCACCGATCTCCACTAAGTGGCATTTTATCAAGCAATGCCTCGCAGAATTGAACATCATCCTTTAAGTCTGCCCTCTTTGACATGTGCATAGGAATGTCTTCCAATATCATTTCACTTGTTTCTAATCTCTTTTGTATGAACGCACGGACTTCTGTAATCCAATCGTCTGAATCGGACTTTACTGAATCATCATATATGGCCTTGGCAAATCGGGTTAGGAAATTGTAATTGGTATCGGTTTTTTCTCTTTCGTACTCCTCCTGGATAGCTTGTCTGATTCTGTTTTTTTGCATTGTGTTTGGCTTTTATTAAACTACTTCGTTTGTTGCTTCTTCAATGTACCCCTTCTTTAGCTTGTCCACGATAAAATCAAGCATATCGGTGGCCATCTTAGTGTTGACCTCTTTGCGCGGACAATAACCCACTGCTATACTAATATTCAAGTCGGGGCTACTTACCTTCATTCTGTAAATAAGCGCATCTGTTTGGTCTTCTTTGATAAGGTAGTTGCTCTTGACTTTTAGCGCCTCTCCTTCAATCTCGGATATAAATTCTTGTAGTGTTTGTTTGCTCATTTTCAAAACAGGCTTAATTGGTTCGACTCATTTCTCTTCATCGATATGCAAGTAGTTGGCATGTACGCATAAGTGAGTATGCGCACGTTCATCCAATCTCGGAAAGGCTTGCCCCCGAATTCGTACTCATACTCAAATTCCCAATCCACTTGCGCATCCATGTGATGGTTTCCGTTGTACCTCCATGCTCTTGACCGGTACAACCTTGCAGGACTTACAATGGTGATGTCCGAACGCAAATTGCGGAAGTATGGTCCATCCATGTCACCTTCCAGTGGCTTGAACATCTTGCGGTATGTTTCTCCGGGCACTGGCTTACTAAGCTGTACAGCTCCGTACTGATTGGTAAGTTTTTGGTACACTTCACCAAGGGTTTTCACCTGCAATGGAAAGGACGAGGTGGCGCATTTCGTGCCATAGATGGTGTGGC